AGGGGATCGTCCGCGACCTGGTGCAGTCCTTCGTGGAAGAGGAATTCAAGGCGTTCCCCGTAGGGTTACACGACGACATGCTCGACGCCCTGTCGAGAATACTGGACGAAGACATGAACGTAACCTGGCCGATGCCCGAGGAGGAAGCCGTGAAGGAGCGCTACCAGAACATCGGCCCGCATAAAGAAACCAACTGGATGACGGCCTGATGCCATACCATCAGGGCCTGCTCCCCCAACGACGCCAACCAGACGACCTGGGCGGGCTGCTCGATCCCAACATCGTCAAGCGCGGGATGCTTCTCCCTCTCGGACGGACCAAGCAGGGGGAAATGGAGTTCGCCGTTCCCGAGATACTGTTGAGCCTCGCCCGTTCCGCTAGGCTCCCTGGCCGCGTTGCCCAAGGCTATCCCTTCAAGCCAGAGGACGTGACGGAAATGGCGATGAACGTCGCTGGCACGGGGTATCTCGGCGGCGGGCTGCTGACCGGCAGCGTCCCGAAAGGCCCCGTACTGGGGGCCAACGTCTGGCACGGCGGGCCGAACAGGTGGATGCCGGAACCCGGCTACCCCCAAGGCAGGCCGCTTTTGAGCAGGGTAGGAACCGGCGAGGGCGCACAGGCTTACGGGCATGGGTTTTATAGTGCTGATAGCAAGGCGGTGGCTAAGTCATATAAAGATGATTTGGGCGGCTTTGACCAATTAACCCTGCACACGAAGGCGGGAAAGAAAGCGGGGGACGCGCTGGATGATGTTGACCTTGAAGTCGCAAAATACCTTGAGGTCGGGGCGAAGGATGCGGGGCAATTCCCCCACAACACCGTTTATTATGCCAAGCAAAACGCAGAGAAGGCGGGTGATAAGGCCGCATTAAAGCGGTTGGATGAATACGGCCCAGACGCCAGAATGAGTTATGAACGCAATTATGGCTCCCTCAAAAAGCTAGACCTCCCCGACGAGGACATAGCGAAGTACCTTGATTGGGACGCGCCGTTGAGTGAGCAGCCCGCAAGTGTGCGGAAGGCGTTACAAAGTTTTGACTTCCCCGGCGTCGTGCCTGAATTAAAAAGCGGTATGGATTGGGCTGGCGTTGGGAAATTGCGGATTGACGTTGATGAAATTGGTGGCAAAAAATACTTTGTGGATACGCCCGAAGGAATGAGCATTCGGTTAAACCAGCGGGACATTGATTTAGTAAATGGTGTGCCGGGTAAGGGCAAGACGGGGAATGCTGTTTATAACACCCTAGCGCGGGAACTTGGTTCCCACGAAGCCGCCTCCGAAGCCCTCCGCAAAGCTGGCATCCCCGGCCTCAAGTATTACGACCAGATGAGTCGGGTCAAAAGTAATATGCCGTGGTCCGTTAAGGGTAAAACCGGCATCCCATTGAAGAACTTTAGAACTAAACAAGAGGCGCTTGATTTCGTCGGTGGGGACGCTTCTCAGGTTATACCGACGCCCAACAAAGGCACCCGCAACTACGTCACCTGGGACCAAGACGTTCTCAACCGCACCAAGATATTAGCGCAATAGAGGGGCCTTGCTAATTAGGGAATTATTTAGGGGGGTAAGACTTACGCCCGAGAAGGACGATGGAAGACCTAAAGCACTTAGCCACCGCCGGCCAACAGGAAAATGCCAAGTGGGTGGTGATGATCCTTGTCGAGAATTTCACCGACGAAGCCGACGCCAAAAGTTTTGAGAAGGACTTCAACGAGATCGGCGGGTTCTATTTCGAGGAATAATGGACGTTAAACAAACCGCGATAGCTGACGTAATTCCAAACACCAGCAACAGCCGCACCCATAGCGACGAGCAATTGGCGCAGATAGCCGCAAGCATTAAGGAGTTTGGGTTCAACAACCCGGTATTACTAGACGGCGACAAGGGAATAATTGCCGGCCACGGCAGAGTCCTGGCGGCGAGGAAGTTAGGCATGAAGGAAGTGCCGACCATCGAGCTGTCGCACCTGACGGAAAACCAGCGCAAAGCCTACATTATTGCAGACAATAAATTAGCGTTGAACGCCGGGTGGGATATGGAACTGCTATCCCTGGAAATGGGCGACCTGCGGGACGAGGGCTTCGACCTATCGCTGATAGGGTTTAACGACGACGAATTAGCCAACATATTCACCGAGGCCCACGACGGCCTGACCGACCCCGACGATGTACCAGATACACCGGACGACCCCGTTACCGTTGAGGGCGACGTGTGGCTGTTAGGTAAGCACAGGCTAATGTGCGGGGACAGTACGGTGGCGACCAGCGTGGAGACGCTCCTGGGCGACGTGGAGCCGCATTTAATGGTTACGGACCCACCTTATGAGGTTACCCCAACATCAATTACTCACTACAAAAAACCAGGCATGATTAAAGGTGGGTGGATGGGGAAGGACTACCCCGTCAACCACGGGAAAATGTTTGAAATCCCGGCTTTAAGCGAATGGATGCCACTGGCCTTTAGTGTGCTGGGCGCGAACAGTGACTCTTATGTAATGAGTAACGACAGAAAACTATCTGAAATATCCGACGCCCTTATGGAGAGCGGGTTTAAATACCACAACACCCTCGTCTGGCAAAAGCCGAATGGGATACCCAATAGGTGGTATTTTAAGGATGTGGAGTTCACTGTTTATTGCTTTAAAGGCAAAGCCAAGACAATACGAATCCCGTCCTCCAAACAGACGTTTATGTGTAACCACGCACAAAATAAAGAACACATGAGTCAAAAGCCTGCGGCGTTGTTTGAGCATTATATTTTGAATAGCTCCGACCCAGGCCAAGCGGTATATGAACCATTCTCTGGAAGCGGGACAACCATTATCGCTGGGGAAATGACGGGGAGGGCGATATACGCAATGGAACTAAGCCCTGCTTATGTAGACGTTGCTGTTAAACGCTGGCAGGACTTCACCGGCGAACAAGCCAAGCTAGAGGGTAGTGGGGACATATTCCCCTCTATAAAAGAAAATGCCGCCTAAAAAGAAAATGGGTGCGCCGGTATTCAAACCAACGGACGACGAGCGCAAGCTGGTTGAACAAATGAGCGCGGTTGGAATTCCGCATGAATCCATTGCCGCAGTTGTCAGGAACGGGATAGACGACAAGACCCTGCGGAAGCATTTCCGAAAGGAACTGGACACCGCCGCCGTCAAGGCTAACGCCAAAGTGGCGGGGAGTTTATATAACCGCGCCCTGGCTGGCAGCGACACGGCGGCTATCTGGTGGACCAAGGCCAGGATGCGCTGGTCCGCACCGCAGACGCTTGAAGGCCCGGACGGAGAGGAATTGTCGATCAAGGTGACCCTTGTCAAACCGCCAGGCTGACGCTTCGATCCCCGAGGCGTTTAGCGGCCTGTTCCAGCCGGCGCGGTATAAGGCGTACTACGGCGGCAGGGGGTCTGGGAAAAGCCATAGCCTCGCCACGGCGCTGTTGATCGATGGCGCCAAGCGCCCGCTCCGCATCCTGTGCGCTCGTGAAGTGCAACGCTCCATCAAGGACAGCGTGAAGCAGTTACTGGACGACAAGATCGACACGATGGGCATCGGCAGTTTCTACTTTTCAACCCGCGACGAGATCAAGGGAAAGAACGGCACCAGTTTCATCTTCGCCGGCCTAGGCCAGATGACCGCCGAGCAGATCAAGAGCATGGAGGGGATAGACCGTGTGTGGGTCGAAGAATCGCAGACCATTTCCGCCCGGTCCCTGGAGATACTGATCCCGACCATCCGCAAGGCGGGTAGTGAGTTATGGTTCTCATGGAACCCGCGCCATGCCAGCGACCCGGTGGACGACCGCTTTCGGGGCATGATCGTCCCAGACAGGTCCATCGTCCGCAAGGTTAATTACGACGAGAACCCGTTCTTCCCACATGAGTTGGAAGCCGAGCGGGAGTTCGACCGGCACCAGAGGCCGGACAGATATGCACACATTTGGACCGGGGAATACGAGCCGACCGCCATCGGCGCCATCTGGCACCGGCAGACATTGCACCAGAACAGGCGCAACGAGGCCCCGGACGTGGAAAGGGTGGTCGTCAGCGTGGACCCGGCGGTATCAAGCGAAATCGGCGCGAACGAACACGGCATTATCGTATGCGCCCTCGGCGCGGACAGACGCGGTTACGTGCTGGACGACGTATCCCTATCCGGGTCGCCGAGACAGTGGGCCGAGCGGACTATCTTGACCTACGACCGCTATGAAGCCGACGCCGTCGTCATCGAAATCAACCAGGGCGGCGACATGGTGCGCCACACCCTGGAAAGCGTGCGCCCCGGGGTACAGATCATCGAGGTCAGGGCCACAAGAGGCAAGCACGTCCGGGCCGAGCCCATTTCGGCCCTATACGACCTGGGCCAGATATCACACGTCGGGACGTTCCCCGAACTCGAAGACCAGATGTGCCGGATGACGGCAGCGGGCTACGAGGGCGAGGGCAGCCCCGATAGGGTTGATGCGATGGTCTGGGGCTTCACCGAACTGTTCCCCCGGATGGTTGCACGCCCGGTCAAGAAAACCAGAATCGACCGTCACACTTCATGGATGTCTTAAAAAATGGCTAATGACAGCGACACAATAAAGGAAGCCCGCGAGGCGTTTGAACTTTGCGAGGATGCCGAATCCGAAAACCGTGAGCAGGCCCTTGATGACCTCAAGTTCGCCCGCCTGGGTGAGCAGTGGCCGGAAGGCGTCAAGAAGTCCCGCGAAGATGAACACCGGCCATGCCTGACCATCAACCGGATGCCCGCTTTTATCCGCCAGGTGGTCAACGACGCCAGGCGGAACAAGCCCGCGATCCGGGTCCACCCGGTGGACAGCAACGCCGATGTCGAAACGGCAAAGGTGCTTGATGGGCTAATCCGCAACATCGAGGCGTCCAGCAACGCTGACGCGGCCTACGACACGGCCATCGACTTCGCGGTCTCCTGCGGCATCGGTTATTTCCGCGTGGACGTGGATTACGCGGAGGACGACAGCTTCGATCTCGACTTGAGGATCAACCGCATCTCGAACCCGTTCAGCGTCTACCGCGATCCGCGCTCGACGGCGGTGGACAGTAGTGATTGGAACCTCGCCTTCGTCACTGAAATGCTGCCGAAGGACGACTTTGAGAAGCTATACCCGGACGTTGACCCCGGGGATTGGGATGCGAATTCCAAGGACACCGAGAACGACACCTGGATCAGCAGCGACAGCGTGCGGGTGGCGGAATACTGGACGCGGGACGAGGTTGAAAAAGAAATCTGCCTGATGTCGAACGGCGAGGTTCTGGACGCCGACGTATACGAAAAACAGCGCGAATATTACGAAGTCAACGGCATCTTCCCGGAAACCCATCGGATGACCAAGTCGCACCGGGTGACCCAGCGGCTATTGGGCGGCGCCGACGTATTAGAAAAGAAGGAATGGAGGGGGCGCTACATCCCGATAATTCCGGTCTACGGCGAGGAGGTGGTCGTCGGCGAGAAGCGGCATTTTATGAGCCTGATCCACTTCGCCCGGGACAGCCAGGTTATGTATAACTATTGGCGCACGGCGACGGCGGAACTCGTTGCCCTGGCGCCCAAGACGCCTTGGATCGGCCCGGCGGGCGCCTTCGTCACGGATGCCGACAAGTGGGCGACGGCCAATATATCGACCCATCCCTATATCGAATACGACGGCCAGGTGCCGCCGCAACGACAGGCTTTTGCCGGTGTACCGGCGGGCGCCCTGCAAGAGGCCCTCAATAGTTCGGACGACATGAAAGCGGTGATGGGGATGTTCGATGCGTCTCTTGGGGAACGCTCAAACGAAGTCAGCGGCAGGGCCATCATGGCCCGGCAGCGCGAGGGTGATATTTCGACTTTTCATTTTATCGACAACATGACCCGCGCCATCCGCCACGCCGGGAAGTGCTTAATCGACCTGATCCCCCACGTCTACAACGAGGCGAGGATCATCCGTGTGCTGGGCGAGGACGAGCAATCCCAGGCCGTGCCCATCAACCAGCCGATGCAGATCAACCAGCCGATGCCGATCAACCAGCAGATGCCGGACGAGCCGGAACCCCGGATATACGACCTGACCACCGGGCGCTACGACATCATCGTCAAGGCAGGCCCCAGCTTCACCACGATGCGGGAAGAGGCGGCCACGCAGATGATGGAACTGCTGCGGGCCTTCCCGCAGGCGGCGCCGGTCATTGGCGACATCGTCGCCAGGAACCTCGATTGGCCGGGCGCAGAGGAAATCTCGGAGCGGCTGAAACAGTTGATCCCCGGGGGCATGGGCCAGGACGACCAGGCGATGGCTGCGGTGCAGGCTCAATTGCAGGAAGCCAT